ATATGTTATAATGTACACAATGATGTTATTGGTACCGTTTATAAAAAGAGATAACGCAATAAAAACAACAAGTTACAAAGGACAGCGTGAAAAACGGCGGCGGGGCGTATTCTGTCAAGGGAAAAATGAAAAAAAAGATTAAAATTAGATTAAAATAAGATTAAAATACCATTGGTGTCAAAAATATCTCTTGTAATGTAATTTGATCGGTGTTATAAAAAAACAAAAAAAGGAGTAATGGAAAAAAATGATGCCACGACAAAAAAAAGAAAATCCTCTTGCTAAGCAGGTAGCGGTACGCTTTGAAGAATCGTTGTATGATTACATTACAAAGGAAGCAAAAAAGAACGAGCGGAAAACGTCGGAACAAGTCAGATTTTATATCAAGGAATATCTCCGGGATCAGGGAGTAGAAATAGAATAGACAACCAGGGGAGGAAGACGGGGACGGCGGATCGCCCTGGTGATCCTGTTTGCTCTTGCCGGTGTCGTTATGTCATTGTACCCGGCGCCGCCGCTGCTCACAGAACAGGTAAAGGCTGTGTGCCTGGAATGGGGAGAAGAAACGAGTAATTGACGGGCGCGATATATTCCAAAAGATTGGAAAACATCGGGACGCCCCAGGGGACCAGCGCCCCTCCAGCAGCGCCTCAGGTAATTACACCGGGACGGCTCCCCAGGACCGGGACCAGCGCCCAGGGGAGAAACACCGGATCATCGAGGGGGGAGACAAGGCGCCCCGTTAAAAGAAAAGTGATCACGTCCCATTGAAAAGCTGGATCATCGGGGAGAAGAAAATCGCGGGGGGAGATTGAAACGGGACCGGGAAACAAAACACCACCAGGACAATACACCGGAGAGATCACCGGGACCAGGGGCGGGATCATTCCAATAATATGGAAACGTCGGGAAGATAGAAGTAATTGACCGGGAAGACTGCCAACATGAAACTTAAAAAAAATAAAAAACGCTTTTTGATGCAAAACGAAAAAAAAGAGCTTATAAAAGATTGGCATGAATTCATGAAAGAATGCCCCCCAATACACGCATCACATGGGCCGGGAACTGGCGCTCAGGATATTGAGATGATCGACTGGTGCGAAAGTTTAAATGATTCATTCCCGTTTCTTTGCACAGAATCATCATGTGCTGGTCATCGATATATTTGTGATTCGGGTGAGGAAGTGTTTTCGTCAGGGCTGCTCTGGATCAGGTTGACCAGGGGGGCCATGCGGAAATTTGAAAAAAAAGTTTTTGAGCTACGAAAAGGTGATGGAATAGAGAACGTGTATAAACTCTATTCGGGATGGGAAAAGGAATTGATCGGTATCCTATTTGCCGGAGTAGAGCATAACTATCTTGATCAAAGCATGAACACAATATACACCTTTTTTAAAAGCTTCTGAGAAAGGTATTTTCCAGAAAACTGGAAACAAAAAAGCACAGAACATCACCGGGGCGGGCCATAACACCGGGGAGAGACACGGCGCCAGGTCCGGGAAACACGCACGCCCTGGAGAGAAAAAACACCAGGAGCGACAACAACGGATCATTCCGAAAGATTGGAAAGGGTGAAAAATGAAAGCATGCGACTTATGCAAAAGGAGAATAGCTGCTGACGATGAATACTATTATAAAAGCAATATCATGCATAATGATTTTGTTGTTCCCGTTTTTATCGGCCTTGAATTTTACCGTATGAACATCTGTATTTCATGCACCATGGAGATACTCAGGGCGGCGGTTGACAAGTGGGAGTCGGAAGTTAAAGCGGGGGTAAACGACGGGTCTATTGATGACCTCAGAATGGGCTGATTCTCCTTTAAAATCATTCCAGAAAAATGGAAACGTAAAAACATAGAACACCGCCCCAGGGCAATACGCGGGGGGAGAAAGCACCAGGCCCGCCCTCCAGGAGTAAAACAACAAGGGAGAGTACCCAGAATGAAATCATATAGTGAATATTGTTATGATTGCGGGAAGCCATTGACAACGGGACATATGGCCCCACGTTATAAAGACCGAAAACTTGTGACAGTGTGTACCTCATGTTATGCAAAAAATCAGGGATGGAAACTAACAACGCTTGTACACTATGCAGACATCAATAGATCAGATAATTATGTTACTGCTCTTTGTTATAAGCAGCCAAGGGAAATACCATTGTCGGTATCATGGACAATGAGCCCCGAGGATATAACATGCTCGAAGTGTAAAAGGATGCTGGCGGATAGATTGACCAGGGGCGGGAAACACGGAACGGGGGAGAGTGAACCAGGAGAGAGACACAAGAGAGAGAACACAAGAAAAAAAGATATTCCAGAATAATGGAAACATGCGACAGAGAAACACCAGGACGTGATATAATCAGAACATGGAACACAACACCACACACAGACAAGGCAGCCGGGACCGTCAAACCATTGTGCTGCTGGTCCCGATCGATCCGGGACACGGGGCGGGGGAGTAGGGCTTTATGATGACGGTGAGGCCCTCATTGCCGCAATGCGGTATCTTGAGTAAATCAGTCAACATTTCAAGGCACGAACACGCAACACAATGTACCGACCTGATTGCCTCGCGCGGGGATACGAAAAACCTACCATATGGTAGGATGTTACAATTTTGTAGGTTTTGTGTAAGGTGCTAAACAATAACCCGCTTCGGGCTTGCCCTTGATGGGGGATGTTCAATAGTTGAAAACAAATAGTAATTTGTTCACAATAATATCGGGCAGTTATCCTCTTAATGGTAATCATTATCATGAATAATCTGACAGATTTAGTCAGAAAAAAGGCTTACGCGATTGATGTTTCACGACCCCTTATCACGCGTGGGGCAATTTTTTTAAACCCGTGTGCAGGTATGTAAAATAAAGGGTTAAAGGTATGAACAACCCTTTCATGTTTTGGGAAAAGACCTATATAGGTGGGGAAAATTAACATTAAGGAGAAATAGATGGTAATGGGAATTAGAAGTGGTTGTCCTTCTGTTTCAATAACTATAAATGGTATGCGCTCAACCTGGAGGGATTTGAAGCATGTTGAGATGATCGACGAGAACCGTATTTATTTCATAGATGCTTTCGGCAGGGAATACAAATTTGATCGTTGTGAAGTTGACGAGATATTTGTCGAGGCATAGAACATGTCCAAGATCAAAACTTTAAAAGATATCTGAATATGTCAAGAATATTTGTCAAGGCGGATAAAAAATTCTTTCAACGCCATTTTTTTCTTGACAAAGGTATCTTGATAGGCGTATGAGAAGAATAATGAGGGGTAGGTGAAGACATCAGATAGCCACCGTGACCGTGGTGCCCTGTACCCACGGTCGCCCCTCTCCAATTTACCAGGTAAGGAACATGGCTCAAAAACCTCTCGGGAAAAAGAACTACGGCTCGATTCCTCATATGAGTGGATCGCGGCTGGGTCCGAGCGACCAGATGGCCAACCCGGGACAGGAGGAGATCGCCACGAATGAACTGAGACGGGGTGATCATCTGATCGTGACCGAGAAGATAGACGGAAGCAACGTGGGTGTGGCGATGGTCGATAATGTTCTGTATCCGCTCACGAGGGCTGGTTATCTGGCCCATACGTCGCCCTACGAAATGCATCATGTATTTTCCGAGTGGGTGTTTGAGAACAGCGACCGATTTCGATCTCTGTTGAAAAACGGGGAGCGGGTGATCGGTGAATGGTGTATCCAGGCTCACGGGACGATTTATTGTCTCAACGTTGAGCCTTTTTTGATTTTTGACCTTTTCAATCCGAAAGGCAATCGCGTGACGTTCGACGAGATGGCGGAGCGTGATATTGTGTCCGGTGCCTGTTTTCCATGGCCACGTGTCGTGTATCGTGGATCGACCGCCTGTTCGATCGAACAGTTTAAAAAGCTGATGCCGCCCGCCGGCTTTCAAACAGCCCTGGACGGTTATGAGGGTGGGGTATGGCGGGTTGAGACGCATGGGTCATTCAACTTCATTATGAAATACGTGAAACCGGACAAGGAGGATGGTAAGTACCTGAAATCGGAGCGTCCGGTCATAAACTCGTGGGTGTCCGATTCCGAGGCGCTGAAAACATACAAAAAATATCATTTGGTTATAAAAAATGAGATATCCAAATACTGAAAAATTGGTCGACTTCCTGTGTGAATTGTTGGAATCCAAGCCTGAGTTATTTGCTTGTCGAAAGTTGTGTGTATGTGATCCGCCGGGCTGGACTGTTTCTATAAAGAATACAGATATATTTTTCGATTTATCTTCCCGTATTGTTGAAAAAGCGAAAATATTCAGATTGGACTTCCACTCTTTAAAAAGACCCTCGCTCGCAACTACCATCACAGAGATGGAATTCACTCGGATTTATACAGCTGTGCAAAGCGTATTCACCTTAACAGTGAACTCTATAATCGAAGAGCTTCTTGAAGAGCTCCAAAAAGTCAAACCGAAATAGTTTTTTCAATAAATTAAGGTCGTGCCGGACCTTCATAAAAACGGCGTGTGATATTCACCTGATCAGGGTAGTGAGTCATGACTTGCGAACAGGCTACGTGCGAAAAGTAGGTACGAAGTCAACGGGAGAGGTACGCCCTGTGCGGGAAGAACTGAATTTTGGGGGAGGGGGGCTCGGACTGGGAGTCGGGATCGAGGGCATCGATGAGACCGAAAACCCAACAGACAAAATAACCCGCCTCGAAGAGGCGGATACTTGAGGAGTTGAAATCTACATATAAGTTTTACTACTACATACTAACCAAGGAGAAAAGTATAGTTTCCCCCTCATAGCAAATAAGTACAGAGAGTAAAGATCACACCAAGCGGCCCCTCCGGGGCCGGATAGGAAGAAAGAAAAATATTATTATGATGCAGGGGAGAGTCATGAATTATTCAGAAGAGTATATAGGTCTTTGTCAACGACTGGCCGAGTTAATGGAGGTGGTGCCGGAAGTATATGATGGGTGGTATTGCGTGGTGATGGAGAATGAATTTAGTGAGATTTATTCTTACGACTATGCCATAGGAAGGGATAGGGGAGAAATTATAGTCCACTTCCCCCCTCTCTCAGAGCTTGTGAGGTGGTTGAGAGAAGCGGTACAAGTGCCCCGTCGCCTTAACCGGAAATACTTTTCCTTACTGGGAGACGATGGTGGGTGGCTTGTTACTGCTGATGGAGTTGCCGAGCCCGCCCCCACCCCCGAAGAAGCCGTACTCCGTGCCCTGATAGCCGTACTGGAAAAGGAGGCAAACAATGAACATTGAAACAGCACGTAAGATTATGGGGTGGATGGAGTTGCCAGAATATAACTGGAGCGACGAAACAAAAATATGAAAAAATACAAACTACCCGAGCATATGAAGATGAATACTATGGATATCCTGAATAGTCAAAAAAAATTCACCAGCACAGAACTGGAGGAGATGAAGTGGGGAGATTTTGTGGACCTTTTGATCCCGCTTCTTCAAGCAGTCCTTGAAGGGCAGTACCCGAAAAACCCCTATCCGTTTATCGGAAAGCTGGTGAAAGAACATGGCCGGAAGCGGGTGTATGAGTTTTTTGATCGGTATGCGCTGCCAAAGAACAGGCACATTTTGAGACGATATCCAAAGAGGAGAGGTTTTGTGATAGCGATGCTGCGGGACGGTTTTGTTGAGACACCTGAATATCCCGAAATCGACTGTTCGGAAGAGGGGATTTATGGCGTCTGATCGAATTCCACCGCACAATCTGGATGCCGAACGAGCGGTCCTGGGCGGGATGTTGCTTGATAACGGTGTGATTCCACGGGCGCTTGACCTGGTGGGTGAGCATGATTTTTACCGCCATTCGCATGGGAAAATTCTATCCGCCATGCTGGAGATATATGGTCGAAACGAGCCGGTTGATCTTCTGACCGTGACGGATGAGTTAAAAAAACAAGACCAGTTGAATAAAGTCGGCGGCATAGGATATGTATCCTGCCTGGTGGATGATGTTCCGACGGCTGCGAATATCGAGTATCACGCACGGATTGTGCGGGAGAAGGCTATCCTCAGGCGGATTATTGAGGTAGGACGTGACGCGATAACGTCCTCTTTTCAGGACAACCGGCACCCTGAGGAAATTGTCAATGACATGGCTTCGCGGATTATAGGTCTGGGGATACACCGGGATCGGACCGAACACATCAAACATCCCCTGAAACGGGAATTTAAGCGAATAGAGGAGCAATATGAGAAAATCAGGCATGGGGGCGAAAAAGAGGTTCCTGGATTTTTGACTGGATTTGAACATCTTGATGCTGTTTACGGCGGGATCCAGAAAAAGACTATGCACGTGGTGGCGGGGAGACCCGGTGCAGGAAAAACCGCGTTTTTGACGAATATAATGGGGCACCTGGCGAAACAGACACCGGTGCTTTTTTTCAGTCTTGATCAGCAGGCGGAGGAGTTCGCCCGGAGGTTGATTGTTTTTGGAGCTCAGGTTGATAACTATCGGGTGAGGGATGGTTACGTGAGGAATGAGGAATGGTCCAAAATCGTTGCCACAATCGGTGTATACGATGCCTATCCGATTTATATCAACGATGATACGAATATCAATCTCCGGGACGTTGTGAACATCACCCAAAAACACAAGCACGAGCACGGCGTGGGGATATTGATCGTAGATTATATTCAGATGATTCGGCGCCCCGGGCGCGACACGGAAAACAACGAGCTGGGGGAGATATCAAGCAGGTTAAAGGCGCTGGGGAAAGAGCTGGACATGGGGGTGATACTGCTTTCTCAGCTCAACCGGAATCCGGCCGGGAGAAAAGACGAAAAGCCGAACATCACGGATCTTCGGGGATCCGGGATTATTGAACAGGACGCTCATACTGTGGCGTTGCTGCACTGGAATACCAAAAAATCGATTCCCGGATTGGTAGGCATTGAAGGGATGCTTGAACTTATTGTGGCGAAGAACAAGGATGGAAAGACTGGAAGCATTTTTATTGATTTCAGAAAATCGATTTATCGCATGACGGAAATGAGCGAGGAGTTTTGATGGAAACCCTTGTATTGACAATAGACGCTATTCGTGATTGGCTGAACTGCCGGCGGCTCTATTACTATCGGCATTTCTGTTGCCTGACGAGTGGGAATCCGAAGTATTCCAAGATGCTGGAATCAGTGGTGAAGAAGTGCTTATATCGATGGCATATGGGGATTGATTTGTCGGAGATTTTGTGGGGGATTACCATCGCTTTAGCTGATCTGGCAAAGTTGGGTGGTGATAATCGACACATGGAATGGCTGGCCGAGACCGAGCCGATGGTACGACAGATCGTGAAGGAATACGCAGAGTGTTATCAGTGCTATGATTCGATCGATTGTTCGAGAATGACGTTTTTGGATTCAAGCAGCGAAATTCTTGTGCCGATTAGGAATGTCGAATCCGGCAGGAAGTCCCGGGGTTGGTTTTTGAAGGTGACGCCGGACCTGCTTTTTGAGGTGGACGGGAAAGGTCGCCTGATAATATGGGACATCCGGTCACGGTTCGGCGATCACTACGAGAAGTGGCTGAAACTGAATCTGATGATTCCATATCTGATGTATGCCATGCAGGAGCACACAAAGCATAGCATCGACCGGGTGCATGTGCGGATGATCAGGAAACAGAAGCCAAAAAAGGGCGAGCAGTTTACGGAACGGGTGTTCTTCAACCGGCGGGACGGGGCGTTTGAGGAGGCAATCAGGGATCTCTATGCCATTGCCCTAGATATCTGGACGTGCTCAAAGGAGGGGGACGCCGAACTATTTTATCGCAATCCATCGAATTGTCAATACTATCGATGTGAGTATCAACCAATATGCTTTTCCGGTGGGGACATCGGGGAAATCAAGAAATATAAGGTTTTGGGTGATGACAATGGGAGAGCTATTTAGCCCTGCGAAGAATCAGCAAGCATACGCTAAGGTGGGAATCTTGGGTTTTCAGGGATCCGGAAAGACCTATACTGCAACGCTTATAGCCAATGGGCTGCTTGACATTATCTACAAATTGACCGGGGAAAAGGCGAAATGCGCTTTTTTCGACACTGAAAACGGCTCTGACTTCGTGGCGCCGATGTTTGAACATGCGGGCTACGAGTTGGTCGTTGCTCGGTCCCGGGCTTTTGTTGATCTTGTCAAGGCGTTTAAAGTGGCGAAAGAGGCCGGCGCAGAGGTGATGATCATCGACTCGATTTCTCACGTGTGGCGGGACGTCATGGAAAGCTACATGGAGGAAAAGGGTCGATCGAGACTTGAGTTTCATGATTGGAGCCAGATAAAAACCAGGTGGCGGCAATACGTGGATCTCTTCATAACCTTCCCGATGCATGTGATCGTATGCGGTCGAGCAGGGTATGAGTATGCGTTTGAAGAAAACGAGGACGGAAAGAAGGAGCTGAGAAAGACTGGGACAAAGATGAAGGTAGAGGGAGAGTTTGGGTATGAGCCGTCGTTGGTGCTTGAGATGACATCGGTGCGTCGTGACAAGGACGGGAAACGAGGGGCGGGTGTGATTGAAAACGTGTGTACCGTTTTAAAAGACCGTTCGGACAAGATCAACGGCATGGAGTTTGTGAGCCCGACATTTCAGGACTTCGGACCGCACTGGGATTATCTGGCCCTGGGTGGTGAGCACTGCGCCGTGGACATCACCCGGAATTCTCGGGAGCTTTTCAGGACTGCTGGTGAGTGGAACTGGAGAAAGAGAAAAATCGACCATGACGCATTGATTGAGGACATCAAAGGCGAATTTGTGCGGGCCGGCCTGGGGAGCAGTGCGAAGGAAAAGGCTTTCAAGGCTCACATATCCCTGGAGTGCTTTGGTACGGACAACTGGGTGCGAATCGAGAACGAGCTGAACAGCCAGGTCCTCAAAGAAGGCGTGGAGTTGATGCAGGACGCCATGGAGGAACTGCTGGCGGCATTCGCCCAGAGTTCGGATGGCAGGGTGGACGTGAAGGGCATTGTGGCGCAGCACAGGGCGCATCTGGAGCAACAGAGGAAGGATGACGATCTTCCTTTTGACGATATATTGGCGAACAAGGGAAACCAAGGGGAACAGGAGGAACAGGACCAGCAGCAGGACCGGCAGGGGGATGACGGGGGACAGGATACGTTATGGTAACAACCGCGGGAGCGGAGGTGTGTCATGTATGGGACAGCGGCGGTCGATATCAACCAAATAGGCTCGGATGGGAATCCGGAGCGGGAAATACTGAACCGCGAACAGGCGGCCATATACCGGGAGGGGATGGCGCTGTTGAGCGATCAGAGCAGGCGGATACACATGTTGTTCCTCATGGGTTACAGCATGGGATCCATTGCACGGAAACTGGGATTGACCCGGAATGCGGTGCAGAAGCGCGATACCCGTTCACGAGCAGTGATTGAAGAGCATGTGAGATATCGTTTTGCAGATAACAGAGGGTGTGGTGTTGGCGATTGATCCATCGTCGAAGAATATCGGGTGGTCGCACTGGGAACGGAAAAAGTATGTCAAGAGCGGGGTGTTGATGTTTTCCAATTTCAGTGAGGCGGTGCAGTGTTGTTCAGACCTGCTTGATGGATTTTCCCTGTTGGATGTGTTGGTGGTGGAGGCGCAGTATTACCACGTGAACGTGAAAACATTGAGCGTATTGACGGCATTTGCGACGATATTCAAGGTGCTTGTCAATTTGCGGCGGGAGGAGATCACAATAAACGATGTTCCTCCGGCGACCTGGCAGGCGAAGATGCTGGGCGGGGGGAACATCAAGCGGGATGAGAGGAAAAAGCTATCGAAAGCCCGGGCGATGACGACCAGCGGCAAGGAGTGGCTGGGGGATGACGAGGCTGACGCAATCAATCTCGGGGAGTATTTCACGATTTATGGGCCGTATACACGTACACCAAAAAAAGGAATTGGCAAGAAGTCTGCTGGGAGTTAGCGACCGGGAGGTGATTTGCCATGGGCCGTTCATGTCTGCATTGAAAGACGGTGAGCGGAAAACCATCAACTGGACGGAGTTGCCGCAACCTCAGTATGTGGTGCATCGTGTGATGCAGGACTTTCGAAAATTCGAGCGACACGTGGCGATGCTCCCGGGCGGGCTGGAGATGCAGAGTTATGAATGGGATATTGAGCGGACAGCAAAGCTCTGTTTCATCGCCCGGGTGACGAAAGAGGTTTCCCGTCTGTTGCATCCCGGTGATCGTGTTGTTATGCTCATGCACCCTCCGGAGAACCAGGACGTCGCCATCGGGGACATCATGAACGACACAGGGCTTTCCCAGACCCGGATCAACCGGATATATGATCGCTGCGTGAAGATCCTGGCGGTGAAGTTTATCAACGGGGGGCTGTTTTTTGAAAGTGAAGGAGAGGTGATGTGATAAATGAAATTTGGTTCCCTGTTTGCGGGCATCGGTGGTTTCGATCTCGGCCTTGAACGGGCAGGGATGGAATGTGCATGGCAGGTGGAGATTGATGATTTTTGCAACAGGGTTCTTGAAAAACACTGGCCGGATGTGAGGAGGCATAGGGATGTCAGAGAAGTTGGAAAGCATAACCTCAAACCAGTTGACCTTATTTGCGGAGGCTTCCCATGCCAGCCATTTAGTGTTGCCGGGAAGCGAGCAGGCAAGGAAGATGACCGTCACCTCTGGCCGGAAATGTTTAGAATTATACAGGAACTCAAGCCCCATTGGGTTATTGGCGAGAATGTTGGTGGGTTCATCAATATGGGGCTCGACGAAAGTATTTCTGACCTGGAGGGTGAAGGCTACGAAGTGCAAGCGTTTGTTATTCCAGCTTGCGCCGTCAACGCCCCGCATAGACGGGACAGGGTGTGGATTGTTGCAAACTCCATCAGTCGAGGATGCGGGACGGGAAGGGAGCGCATGGGGGTGGAGGCAGTATGCCGAGGAGGGGAGAACGACACATTGCAGACTTCGGAATCAAATTCACATGGCCCCAACCCCTCATGCGAGTTGTCATACGGGAGCGAGCGAACACGGACAGGGGGGGCAGAACATACAGACGGTGGTGGGGTTGATTCCGGCACCAAACACGCCACGGCCTCACGACAACGAAGAGACGGTAGGAAAATATTACGAATCACAGAACCAGAAGGACTTAACTTATACGGTGGGCCAAGTCAATGGAATGAAAACTGGATTGAAGTTGCAGCCCGCCTTTGTCGAGTGGATGATGGGGTTTCCGAAAGGGTGGACAGACTTAAATCGCTCGGAAACGCCGTAGTTCCGAAAATAGTTGAAATAATCGGAAGGGCGATAATGAATATTGAACAGGGAAAGGATATTTGAGAAAAAAACCGCTCGAAAACGCGGAATGAGTACAAAAAAGGTAAAAAAACCCTTGACTTTCGTTTGCGAAAGTCTTTATAATACATAGTACCTGGATTATTGCGTACAAAGAAGCAACCACATCCCACGTGTGTAACGGGGAGGTCAAAAACGGCCTCCCCGTTTTTTTATGCCCATGAAATGCCCGAAGCCGACGCGCGTTATCGACGAAAAAAACATACAGCGGCTGCACGGGGTTCCGTGCCTGGTGGACAACAGTGCGTGTACCATCGGAACGGATGCTCATCACGTGAAGTCGAGGGGATCCGGTGGCGGTGACGAGCCTGAAAACCTCATGCCGTTGTGTCGGGTGCATCATACCGAGATTCATCTGACCGGTCACTCGCAGTTTGTGAAGCGATACAATATTTTTTTTGATGAAGAAGAGAAACGATGGAAGCGGCGGTAGCGAACAGGGCCGACGAGGCCCATGAGATATTTCGGGCGCTCCTTGAAGTGATCACAAACCGGAATAGGAACGTATTCGTGATCGGGGCATATTTGAAAGAGATCCGCGACGGTGAGCTGTTCCGCGCCCTGGGTTATGATTCGTTCGCCGAGTTCTGTGCGTCTCCCGAGATATCCTTTCAGAAGTCAACTGTATATAACTACATTGGGCTCCACGAAAAATTCATCCTGGAGTTGAAGTTGAGCTTCCAGGATATTCAGGATATTCCGTACTCAAAGTTGGTGGTCATCATGACCCTGGCGACCCCGGAGAACATTAAGGCTCTGCTTGCACTGGCGAGAGAGCTGGCCATCGGGGACCTGGGGGACGAGCTGGAATTTGCCGGATACAAGAAGGACAAGGATGGAAACCAGGTTGAGCCTCGCTCCCGGGGCATGAAGCTTTTCGATAAATACACGAAGCTTCCTTTTGCGGACCGCGTTGAGTTTGACCGGGAATGGCGACGATTCAACCAAGTAGAGGGCGCCGGTGGGTGAGAGCCAGTATATCACATTTGCCCAGTTTGAAGAGGCCCTGAGCGACTACTTTCAGGGGGACACCACCCTGATGAAGCAGGCGGTGAAGCTGGCCGCCGACGTTTCGTGGCACCGGGAAAACATCTATTTTCCAAAAAACTGGAATCTCGGTACGAAGAAGGACACGCCGTATCAGCGGTTTCGTGTCGGCCTGGTTGACCTGGGGCAGGAGGCCCTGGTCATATTTTTGTGTGAGCGGTTCGCCGGAAAGAGATTGAAGGTGCCGAAGTCGGCCGTGAGCGTGAAGGATCGCATCACCATGACGCCGGCCGACGACGTGCGGCTGACCAACCAGCTTGAGCAGCAGTTGATGTCCTCTGTGGGGAAGGAAGATTTTGATGTCGCCCGGGGAGAACTGATTCGATTATACGAACATCTGCCCGAGGACGGGTCCGGTCAAATGCGGAAGCAGGCCATGGACCTGGTGATCATTGACGTGCAGATATCCCAGATCAACCGGATCATCAATTCGTATCTGTACGATCCGTCTGGGCAGCTTATCAGGAGAACCGACGGTTCCTCGCCGACATTGCCGAAAAATGTGTGGGATCAGCTCAAGGATCTCAGAAATTCCCGGGATAAGCTGATGAAGGCCCTGGGGCTGACGGCGGAAGCCATCGAGAAGCGCCGGGCCGACGGCAACCAGGGGCTTTACAAGGCTGCGGAGGCCCTGGCCGAGCGACTGGACGAGACGCTGCCGACGGCGAGCCTGATTGCCGACGCGAGGGAGCTGCTTGAGGGGGCCCAGGAGGATTACGGCATCCCCGAGGAATCTGGGGATATCCCGGACGACGATATGATGGACGAGATAGATATGGCCCTGATACATGAACCGGCACCCGACGCCTGACGGCGTATTGAAACATAAACCGCGACACGTGCGGCGCATGGAGCAGATCGAGTCCGATCTGCTTTTTTCGTTGTACGAGAAGCCGGTGGTGGGGGTCCGGGAGTTCTTTGACGTGGAGCTCCAGGGCGACATTCAACAAGACGACGACGGCATCGTCCGGTGGGACGACTACCAGGTGGGGTCGTTCCTGGACTGGCGGACCCGGCGACAACTTGAGTGGTGCGGCCGGGGCGTGGGCAAAAGCATGTACCTGGGGGCCCTCAAGTGGGCCTACTGGGGAGTGGTGCTCCCCTACGTGTTCATGGCGATCTTTCGGACAAGGCGCCCCATGGGGATCCGATTCGTGGTGACCGGGAACAACATGGACACCGCAAAGCAGCTCTTGCAGTATATCAGGAATTTCATTGCCCTCTCGCCGCTGTTTGCCGCGGAGATCGATCAGCACAACGACAGCCGGATGCTGCTCTGTTTGAAAAACGGGACGGAATATCACGTCCGGGCGGGGAGCGACGCCGCCCGGGGGCTGAACCCTTACAGCTTCCAGTCCGGAAGGCTGGGAAAAACCATTGTTGGGATGACGGTGGTGCTGGCCGACGAGTACGCATACTTCGTCGACCAGGATTTCTACACGGAGGTGGTGGAGCCGTACCTTTCCCTGGGGATGAGCGTGTTTCACGCCTTTTCGACGCCGAACGGGAAGGAAAACCAGGCGTACCAGAACAGCATTGACCGGGATTTTGCCGTCAGGACGTTTCATTCGGCCCAAAATCAATACCGGGACATGCGGGAGCTGGCGAAGATATACCGGCGGCTCGTAGAAATGGGATTCGGGAACGTGTGGAACGAGGAGTACATGGGCATCCCCCAGGACGCGAAGATGCAGACGTTTCCGCCACGCCTGATCATGCGGGCTATCGAGGGGTGGCCGGGGGGTGTGCTGGATAGCGACGAACTTCTGTGGACCGATGCGTACATCGAGGAACACGCCGCAGAGCTGGCGGCGAAAACCGGAAACCTGTTTCTGGGGGGGGATCCGAACAAGGGGAAGATGGAGCGGGGGCAGAAAAGCGACGCCTGCGCCCTGGCCATCGTGGAGATGCAGCAGAATCCCTTTCGGCTGGTATTACGATATGCCTCGGAGTGGGGCAACCCGGAGGATCCCCGGCAGGAGTGCCGGGAGCCGATATCCCTGGATGCGTATACAGACAGGATCGCCTGGCTGTATAAGGTTTTGAAGATCAGGCAGGGAGGCGTGGACATCAACCCGGGGCGGGGGATTGTTTTGGCGTTTGCGAACATGACGCCGCCGATTTTGAACATCGACTGGATCGACACTGACAGCTCGAAGCGGGGGCGGGAAATAGACGACATCGCCCTTTCGATGATGGAGAAGGGGCAGCTTGTGATTCCGCCGGAGGTGGTATTGCAGATGTGTTTCAAACGATACGGCACCACCGACGGAAAGGGGACCGGAAAAAAGAGGAACGACCTGATGAAGGCGATTCTCTATGCGGTCTATACGGCTGTCCAGGAGGGGGTGGGGCGGCATGCACCTCCTGAGGTGGTGACCGGTGGCCGGGAAAACAGGGACCACACAATACCGAGGAACGAGAGGGCTGAATCGGTTTTGCGGGAGCGAAACGTGACGTCGGTGGGGATATCCTCACGGACATCTGTAGGGAGACATGGGAAGAATCTCCAGTAGAGTTGAAAAAGCGCGAGAATTGGTGATTTACGACCAGTTTGGCCGACAGGCAAACCAGGCCCCGGAGGAAAAGCGTCCTTTTACCGTACCGGTATTCAAGAATGCATGGCAAAATCGTTTGTTTTACCGGGCGTCACTGGAGGCGATGAGGCTCCAGGTGCTTAGTGACATGTCCGCCATGCTCAATACCTTCATGTTTGGTCCGGCGGATTACCTGAGCGCATGGGCGACTGCGGAGATGCCCAACCTTACCTTTGACGGCAGCGGGGCCAAGAATGCAGAGGAAATCGCCAAGGATATGCTGGACCGAGTGCGGTACGAAAGGCTGCGGGCCGATTTCATCTTCAACGGTGTGTTCAAGGAAGAGTTTATCTATGTAGACATAGACTATGAGCCGTGGTTTCTCGGATATCTCGGGATGGGGCGAATAGATCGAATTATTGAAGGAATAAACAACGGTGAAAAAATAGGAAGCATCCGCGGACTTCGACATCTGCCGGCTGAGTATACCTTCAAATGGTTTGATGCATCCGACCGGCCCATAAACATGACCAGGGCGTATTTTCAGACGAAGGACCAGTTCCTGGGGACAATCAACGAGACTCCTCCTGCAAATAGTGTTTTTATACCAAACATAAATATTGTTCATCCCCGGTGGAACCATCTTCGCCATCAGAATGTATGGTACTCCAGACCGGCGGGGGTCAGCAACCGGGAACAGTTCAACCGAGTACAGCTCATGCTTGAGGACTCTGTGTTGGACAGCCACTTCAACATGAATTCTGTTGTGGCATTCTATATAAATTCGGCCGGGAAAGAAAGCGGTGCGGATGAGAAACAGATCAAGGATTTCCGCGAAGCCATTCTGGGTAAAAATAACGAAAACGCAGAGAGTTTGTTGTCTGCCGGTTCGATGTTTTTCCTTTCCGGAAACGACAAGATGAATGTTGTGAGCGATGAGCGATTGTACTCCATACGGGCCCAGGACACCCAAATTCAGGTTGATTTATTGTTTTTGAACACCCTGTTTCCCGCGGCGCTGGCAGGATATAGCGGGGGACAGAAGCATACTGGTGAAAGCCTGGATGTGATCAAGAAGCACGGCGAGATCATCATGAGCCGTGTGAATAAATATGAGTGGTGGGAAATAATGAAACCGCTCATCGAGCTGGAGCTGATGTTGCACGGCAAGGCTGGAATGAAGATGAAAGCGAAGTTTCCGCAGACGTCGTTTGATTCAAGGAGCGTGGAGGAGAAGATCAGGGCGAGCCGGGTGGAGCAGTTCACCATGAGTCGTCAGAGCGCCTTTGAAGGGGCGTCCGCCGACACCTGGAAGGACGAGCAAAAACGAATTATCAAGGAACACACTACCTTCAGGGATGCAGGTATTGATGTGATTTCGTACAGGGAAGACAACACAACAAGCCAGAACATGGACAAAGGAACAAAGGGAAGCCTCGGGGACGGGGACGTGACACCGGTTTCAAAACAGGAGGGATCCAGCGATGACCGGAAGGTACGGAAGAACCAGGAGCAGGAGTAGAAAATGTTTGGAACCGATGGGCTTTCCGACAAAGAGAGGGATGTGTGGACCAGTGTGGTTGACCGCGTGAAGGGCGAGGGGGCCGATGAACATGCGGCGGTGATCCAGGCGAACAGTGCGGTGCGGGAGATGCGGGGTCAGCATTATGTTTCGCACCCTACACACCAGGGGGATGTGACCATCACCCGGTTTGTGGTCATCGACGAGGAAAAGGGCATCCTGGCAGCCATGAACGGCAACACGGAGGTGGAATACTTTTTTGACCGGCGGTCGCCTCATGATTGGGACGAACAGAACGCCCGGGACTGGTACGGGAAAAAATACGGGGGCATTACCTGCATGGCTGACGTGGCTGTTCGCGTGGATGATGCACAGCTTCCCGAGAAGGTGAAGTCGACACGGGAAAATCTTTTGGCCGCAGGCAAGCAGGATCCTTTCATTCGGCGCATATCGTTGAAAACCGGGAATTTTACCGTTGGCGGAAGCATCAAGAAAGTCAAAATGACTCAGGCTTTTTACGATAGATTCGGTCCCGAGTATGAGAACAAGCCTATCTACAAGGGGCATCAAGGTTTTGGTGATACTGATCACCGTCCCGTGATCGGACGTATCCTGGCCTATCAGAATATAGGGAACAACCCCCACTTCTGGATTTATTTGTACGATGAGGAGACCATCACCGCCATTCGGGAGAACGAGGCGTTGGGGATAGAGGACGATGATGACACCCCTTTCGGGCAGTTTTCCATTGAGGCAATTGTGACGAAGGCAGTCAAACATGAAGATGGATACAGCGAGCCGATGGAACTGTACCGAAAGTTCAAGGGGATGGCCCTGGTAAACCGGGCGGGAGCGACGGGCACCAGGGTGGAGAAAATCGCAGCGAAAGAGGAGGAACACGCGATGAGCGGTAATGATACAAAAACAATCAGCGAGGCCACCCTGGACGAGCTGATGGCGCACGAGAAGTTCGGTGAGGCGTTTGCCGCCTATGCCGAGAAGATGGCGGGGGAGGACTTCAAGGAGGGGAATCCCGTTGTGAATATCCTGGTACATCTTGCCAAAAACCACCGGGAAAAGACCAACGAACTCATTGCCAAGCTGGATGAGGCCGTGGTGGGATATCTTTCCCAGGACGATATTCGCAAGGGCATCCTGGCTTCCGCCACCGCCGAGGAGATCGGCACGCTGGCCGGATTTTCCGAGGCAATCAAGGCCCTTACCGCCGATCAGGTCAAGGAGATACCCGGATTTGCCGAGGCGGTCAAGGCCATGGGTCAGGAAGAGTGGGAGAAGGTCCCCGCTTTCAAGGAAGCCCTGGCGGCGAAGGAGGGCGATTTTTCGCCTTCGAGACAGGCTGTGGAAATTGCCGGAGGTATCATCAAGAACTTTCTTGGCAGCGATGGGAAGCTGACGCTCGGCGCTTCCGACGGCCTGACGGAAGAGGAGAAGGAAAAGAAGGCAAGGGAAGATCGTCTGGCGATGATCGATGAAAACTCCAAAACCGTCGAGGGAATCGCCGCAATGAAGGAGGAAGATATCCTGGAAGGGATCAAAGAAGGACTCATCAAAATATAAAAAATATCTGAATCCGTTATTTTTTGAGGGATCTTTGAGATAACGGTCAGTTTTTGTTCCGGGAGGAGCGAGCAAGAGACGGAGGAACAAGAACATGGCTACCAATCGAAACTATCCGGTAGGTACGACACCGACGCATGCCGACTATACCAATCCGGAAGTAATGAGCGCGCTTCTGCGTCATGAGTTTATGAAGCGCTTTCTCTGGGGCGAATTCATGGGTGCTGAGCGATCCAGCATGCCGATCATCGTGAAAGAGGAGCTGGTCAAAAACCCCGGGGATACGATATTGATCAACAAGCGGGCGAGGCTTTCCGCATCGGGAGTGACCGGAGACACCACCCAGCTGGAAGGAAACGAGGAAACGATGTCCTTCACCCAGGTCACGCTCATTCCCGCGTTCTATCGACACGGCGTTGCGCTGTATGAACGAACCCAGGACAAGAGCAAGTATGACCTGAAGATGGAGGCCAAGGACGGCCTGGCGGAGTGGGCTGCCGACAAGATCGACCAGTCGTTTTACACCGCGGCCTATGCCGGCACGAACCTGCTGTATGGCAGCGGGGCGGCTTCCAGCGGCGCCATGACCGACAGCAGTATTCTGACCGCCAGCGATATCAGCAAGGCGGCTGCTATCCTGCGGGCGAACCGGGTGCCGACAGTCGGCAACTCCGGGAAGTACGCCATGATCGTGCATCCCTACCAGGCATACCAGCTTACCCAGGATACCACCTGGGTGAACGGGCGCCGGGATGGCGATCTGAGGGGAAAGACCAACCCGATTTTTGAACACTGGATCTCGCTTGACGTTCTGGGCATATGGGACGGCGTGGTGGTATACGAATCCCCCGAGGTGCCGAGGGTTGCGGCGAGTGCAACCGACTACATCGCCGGGGCCGTCGTGATGGGTGCCGAGGCTTTCGCCCTGGGTCTGGGCCAGTGGTATAAGGGAAAATTCCCGGTACAGTGGGCCGAGCAGTTGGCTGACTACGGAAACCTCCATGGTGTGGCCGTGAAGCTCTGCTATCAGTCGAAGGTATTGGAGGATTCCGCCTTCGTCAGGGTCTATACGTCGTGCGAAGCTCCGGCATAACAGAGACGCACGACAGACAGTCAACGGGGGGGAACTTGTCCCCCCCTTTTTCACCGAGAGGAGTTTTTGGAATTGGGAAATTTCAAGGTTTTTTACTGGATTGCCGACTGGGACGGATGTGCCGCGGCAAGATGCGTAACTCCATCGCAGTATGCGAACTTCATGGGGTATTTTAAGGGGTCTGGGAATCCCTTGCCGGTTGCTGGAATACATGAATCTGACATTGTTGTGGTTCAGAGGCGTCATACCGACGGCGACATGAATATTCTTGAAAAACTTCGGGAGAAGGGCAAGAAGATTGTTGTGGATATGGATGACGACCTGTTTCATATTCCCCCGGCAAATCCAGCCAGCAAGTTCTACACGAAAGACAGCCTCGAAAAGGTGGCCCGCCTGCTTTCATTTGCGGATCTGGTGACGGTATCCACCGAGCACCTTGCACAGGAAATCAAAAAATATAACGAAAAGGTCGAGGTGGTTCCGAATGCCGTTCCGCTGGAACATTTGCAATGGTGTCAATGTCGCACTCAGACAAGCGGAATAGTCCGGGTTGGCTGGATGGGAAGCATCACCCACGATGAGGATTTGAGAAGCGTGATACATGCCATGCTGGCGGTGCTCCAGGAACGGGAGAACGTGGAGATTGCCTTTATGGGCGGGTTTCCGGGATCGGTAATTTCCCTTTTGATGAATGATGGGCTGATAACCCAGGACAAGAATGGAAATCAAGCGGTGCCGGTGGAGACGATCGCCCGGGAGCGCCGCATTCGGATGATTAAGGGCGTCCCGGTCCAGAAGTTCTATGATGGTTTGATCTCGGCTGGTTTTCACATAGGTCTGGCGCCCCTGGCGGATAATTCATTCAACCGGTCGAAGTCGAATATCAAGTATCTGGAATACACCGCCATCGCCGGGATCCCGACCATTGCGTCGGACGTGTTGCCTTATAGCGGTACTATTGAGCACGGCGTGGACGGCGTGATTGTTCCGAAGATGCGAGTGCACGACTGGAAGCGAGCGATCCTGCGGCTGGTGGACGACGAGGAGGAGCGGATACGCCTCTGGCAGAATGCCTATCGGAAGGTGGCGACGTCGGAATATAACATTGCTTTAACGGTGCAAAGATGGAAGGAGGTCTATGAGCGAGTGCTTGAAAATTGACCTGGTGATCCCGGTGCATAACGCCCTGGGACATTTCCGGGATATGGTGTCGTCCTTGTGGAGATACACCGAGCGGGAACGCTTTCGGTTGATCATCGTGGATGATGCGTGTGACAACGAAACAAAACAGTTCATCACCCAGGTCAATCCCGACGTGCGAGTAGTGCATTCCACGCAGCAGTGGTACACCCGGGCGGTGAACAGCGGCCTGGATATGACAAAGCACGAGATCATCGCCGTGCTGAACACCGATATTTTGCTTTGCGAGGGATGGCTTGCCGGGCTGCTCCGGTATTTTGACGAAGAGCGGGTGATGCTGGCTGGGAGTGACCATCAGCCTCCCCGGACGGATCCGAGCTTCCCCACTCCACCGGATTACCTAACTGGGCACTGCTGGCTGGTAAGGCGGCGGTTTCTGGAGGAGCACGGCACGTTGGATGAGAACAACGCCCACATCGATAGCGATCGGCTGTTCAGCTACCGGGTGTGTGAAAAAGGATTCAGGGTCGCCAGGGATCACGCACTCCCCATCATTCACGGGACGGGACCGAGCTGGGGGAGGAACATCGGGGTGCTGCCGAAAAAGGAGAGCCTGGCGGCTCCGAGAAATCGAAAACTTGAACCTATCGGGAGATAGAAAAATGACGAAAAGACAATCCAATGGGAAGCGGGTTTTGTTTTGCGGGGTGAATCTTTTGGGGGACGCCCTCTGTACGACCCAGGTGGTAAGAGCCGTAAAATTAAATCATCCTGACTGGCATATCACCTACGTTGCCCAGGACAAGCCGATCAGCCGATTTTTGGACGGGAATCCATACATCGACCGGGTGATCTATGAGAAGGACGAAGAGAAGATCAGGAGCATGCGGGGGTGGGGGAACTTCACCAAGAAGCACCTGTTCGACATATCCGCGGCCTTCAAAGCGGGGGTTTCGAAGGGGCTGCACATGACCCAGGCGTATGGTGAGCTGTATGGCGTCGACGTGGCGTTCTGTCGCCCGGTGGTGTGCGTGACCGACGAGGATCGGAAAGAAGCCGCGAAGTATATACCGGACGGTTCGTTCGTGTGTGTCTCGACACACTCGGTATCGAGCACTCTGGATGACCCAAAGGACCGGGCCGGGAACAAGCTGTGGGGGACATCGAAGTGGAAGCGGCTGTTTTCAATACTTACCGAGGAGATGGGGTATTCCATCGTGAGCCTGGGGGCGGGCAAAGACCCGCAGTATAAAATCCCGGGCGTGAAAGACCTACATGACCTCCCTATCAAGATAGTAGCGGCGATACTGGAGGCTGCGGATTGTCTTATTACCATTGACAACGGCCTGGCCCACCTGGGAGCCGCGGTGAACGCGAAGATGGTGGAGATCTATCCCGATTGTCTGCCGCCGACGTGGGTATGGCCCCATGCCGACGATGTTCGGGTATTATGGGGATATCCGCCGCATATATCGCCCCATACCGTAGCCGGGGCGCTGGAGGAATTGAACAGTGAAGTTCGACGATTTAGTTGCGGAGGTCAGGCGTCGAATTGATGACGAGCCTGACACAACGCCGTCTGATTACCGCTTCAACTATACCGACGACCAGATCAAGGGGCTCATCAAGAACGCAATCCCCGAGCTGCCGGTATTTCGGGGACTTTGGGGGAGGACAATCCGGGAGGAGCAGTTTTCGCCCTGGTATATCCCCGACTCGGACACTCTCAGCATCGACCCGCTGCTTTTCCAGAGCTCCAGCAACGTGACGGTGGACGATACGCTGTACCTGACCGATCCTTCCGCTTCCGGTTATATCATAACGGCTCCTGAGTACCTGGCGATATCCGCGGCGGAGGCATCGGAAATTCGCACCCACGATTTCAACTACCGGAGGAATATCTACTATCAGACATTGAATTCCGGGTACGTTTCCCTCTATGACTACGATGGCGCCACCCACGGGGTGACCGACGGTGCGTTTTACGTCAGGCGGGTTTTGAGCGGTATTGTGACCGTGAGGGTTGACCTGGTGACCGAGGATACAGCGGAAGGGCAGTCGGTAGCGGTGGACATTTCTTTGGACGGTGGAAATACCTGGGTTTCCAAGGATCTGGACGTAACCGAGGGGACGGAGATAGACGTGCTGGACTATCCCTCGACGTCGTTTGTGGTCAAGCTGACTTTGGGGAGCTCCACCGGCACGTCGCCGAAAGTGCATGACATGCGGGTGGTGGTCTGGCAGGTGGAGCACCTGGAGAAAAACGAAATTCAGGTGGTGAAGCTGGCCCACGCTCTTCACCTGCAACGGATGTGGGACCGGGCAAGCGGGAGGGGGAGCGTTGACCTTGCTGACCGTCTCTATTATCGATTCCAACAGATTAAGAAAGAGGTGGCGGGATTTTTTGAGGATGGGGCCCAGACTCAAAAGATGGTTGGTCCCCAGGTATACCAGGGAAAGCAGAATCGATATCACACGAAATATTTTGGAGGATAGGATTGAACCCTGATTATATCGCTGAATCCATCAAGGCGTTTCTGGAGGGGCTTTCGTACCTTGCCGACTATACGGTGTATCGGGGCGAGCCGGGGGAGGAGGCTTTGACCGTTTCGCGCTGCCTGTGGGTGGAGGAGGTGCGGGTGAACACGAAGGGGGTATCGGTTCCGATATTCGGCAACTCCCTGGAGACCTACGACGTTGTGGTGACGGGAAGCCTTGAGCGGAGCGAGCATAATGTCTGGGACTACGCGCCCCGGGGTGAGCTGGCTGACAACCTGGTTCGGGACATGGGCCCCGGAGTGAAGATACCGTATATCGTCGGTGACGTGACGACCGGGAGGGAGATGGACGTGACCGCTATGACTGTGACCTTTCCCGCCAAGGAAGAGGTTCGGATAGAAATGACCATTGAGTAGGCCCGGTCGGGAGAGGGGGCCGCGAGACGAGGAGGACAGACATGGGAACCGCACTGTTTCCAAAACGAGAAGTAATCGGCTTCACCGCCGAGCGGGTGCTGGTGATCGCCGCGGCCTATACCGGGAGCGAATCACTTTCCACCGACCTGACCAATGCGAAGGCTGAGCTGGACAAATTGTTCAGCGACAAGTGGTTTGACTTGTCGACGGACACGGCGGACCAGCTTACCTATACCATCCAGGATGAGGGCGGAAGCACCGACTTCATCACCACCTACGGCGCCATTGACAGCCGGATTGTGCCCTTTGTGACGAGGCAGGCGGCCGGGGCCGGGGCTTTTGAGAAGGTGGCCGAAAGCGAGTATTCCGTCGACCGGTCCGCCGGGACCATCACCTTTTCCGCTGCCCAGGGGGCTTCGGACGTGATCAAAGTGACCGTCTGCGGCAATATTCATGGAGCCACTTCTTTTGAACCCGGTGGCAGCATCAACATCACCCGGAACAAGGCGTTCATTTTGGGCACCGAAACCGAGGCCTACGAGTGGACCCGGGACGAGGGAGCTGACCCGACTTTTTCGTTCGACGTTGTGGTGGACCTGGGCACCAAGCACAACCTGTATCCGGGGGAGCAGGCGCTGAAGATGATTTATGGATCGGACTGGACCGAGGCCGCTACGGCGACATCAGGCAACGTGTTCAGTGATCGGATGACCTGGAACGAGTTTCTAAAAAACTCCGATCCGTTCTTCTGCTGCTGGGTGACGATCGGCCGGGATACCGATTCAGGGGATCTGGCGGCCAAGGCGGAGTTTTTCCACGGGTGCGAGCTGGACGAGCTTCCCCTGACGAAAAACGTGGGGAGCCGCGACGACGTGGCCATGGTGACCATCAAGGGCATCGCCACCGCGGTCTATCACGCCGCGGGCAAACACTAATTCAACCTACGGGGCGGCAATAACGCCGCCCCTGTTTTTTAAAAGGAGTGGTTTATGGGAAAACTGGGAGACCGTTTAAACAAGATCAAAACAAAAAAAATACCCATCACCCTTGATTTTGCGGGGGAAACCTACAAGATGTTCTTCGACCTGGGGTTACCCGATAGCATCATGATCGAGGCCCGGACGTATGCTCTTGAACGGGTAAAATCCGGGGATGATGCGGCGGTTACCGACGAGATGGTGCGGTACATTGCCGCGATTGGCCTGAAGGACGAAGACGGAAAGACGGTGTGGGACAGGCCCGAGGATGTGGATCCCGGAGGCGTGGCTTTTTCGCAGCTCAAGATGTTCGTCACCAGCATGGTTCTCGGGAATCACATCGACGCCTTCATCCCGGACGAGGGCCAGGCAAAAAAATAGCCGCCCTCCCCGCGCTGGAATGGGCGCACTCTTTGCGCTCCGAACTGGGGGGGGCAAAAGAGGTTGTTGAACTGTTTCACCATATCTGGTACGGGGAACCGTGCGAGCCAGTGGTGACATTTGCCTGGGTGATGGTGCTTGCCGCCTATCGGCAGAGGAAGAAAGACGTGAAGATCACAGACAAGGGGTTTTCCGTTGATCCATCCATGATACGGTCGGACGGAAAAATCATGAGGGATGAGACCAAGCATGACCCCGCCGATGTCGAAGTCTACTGGCTGGTAAACAAGATGTTCGGATACACGTAATGTTCAAGATACAGATCACAGGGAAAGGGGAGCTGACCCGGTTGGCTGCGCGGCTGGAGACCGCACCCCAGCGAACATATCAGAAGGTATGCGAGCGTGCAGATGAGATGTATTCCGAGATCAAAAAAACGATGCCTGTGTTGACGGGAAATCTGCAAAAATCTGTTGTGATTGAAAGAAAACAGGGGGAGAAGGAAGTAACCATTCGGCTTCCCATGGTAGGCGTTTACAGCAACCACGAGGATTACCGGACGACACAGTATTTTCCAAAGTGGCATACCGGGAGACTGCATAGCAGCGAATCGCATCATACCAGGGCCGAGGTGCTGCGGACCAAAGAGATGGGTCTTCGTGTGAGGGCGAATCCTAATGTTGTGAGGGGAAAAAATAAGGATGTTTTCAGGAATGCATTAGAAGCCCAGGGTTTCCGTAACATCAAGCGAACCAGGAGAGGTTATCGTGCGACACCGCCGGAAAACTGGCCTTTTACCGGCGGATCTGGAAGATTGAGATGAGTGAAGATACCGCGAACATAACATTTAGAGTCCAGGGAGAGGCCAATTTAAACAGGGCTTCCAAGGCCCTGCTCCAGATGGAAAGAACCCTGGGGCAGTCTCAAACCAGGTGGGATCGGTTTGCCCGGGAGCTACGAGATGTAGAGACGGCCAGCACCGGGTTTGACAGGGCGTCGACACGGGCCGAGAGGTTCGCTCGTGAGCTCAATGACGTAGTTGCCGCCGAGACCCGCATGACGACCGCATCTCGCCAGGCTGCGGTTGCAAACCAGCAGGTGGTGCCCCAAAGAACGCTCCACTCCCTTGAAAAGATGGCTGTGGCCATTCACAGGGGGGAGCTCTCGCTTGAACAGATAGAGGCGAACGCCTATTCCGCTTCCCGCGGTTTTGCCATTCTTTCCCAGACGATGGTGCGTCATCCCATCAAGGCGATGGCGCTTCTCAAGAGCAGCACCTTTGCCGCCACGGTGGGGACAACCCGGCTGAAGGTTGCTCTGGCAGGACTCACCGAAGCGATGACGTTTGTGGCGGCGTCCAGGTTCGGCGTGATCGCCATTATGTTCGCGGCCATGGCCGGTATGGGGGCGGCGGTTCGGGGCGCCACCACCGCGTATCGTGACCTTGACGAGGCGACCAGGAAAGTGCTGTCCTCCATGACCGAAGTCGCCGATTTCATGAAGCAGTACGATAACATCTACTACGATCTTGCCAAGAAAATGATCGATTACGGGGCCGCCGTTGAGGACATCGCAAAGATCCAGTGGGAGCTGAAGTCGGCCGGTCTTTCCGCCGCGGAGGCGCTGGCCGGTGTCGACACCAACCTGAAACTGCTCTATACCGAGGTGGACGACATCGGGACCGCCACCCGCATGACCGCCGGCATTTTCATGACCTTCCGGGAAGAGCTTTTGAAAACAAGGAACGAGGCAGAGGCGTTCGCCTACATCGGCGACGTGCTGGCCATGGTGATGAACCGGTCCATGGTGGACGCCGATACGCTGGTGCAGGGGTTCAAGCATTCCATGAGCGCCGCCGACGCTGCGGGACTTTCTTTTGAGCACCTGGCGGCTATGATTGCGGTGCTGAACAATAACATGCTGTTCGGTGGTATAGCGGGACGGGGTATCCGTGTATCCCTCAGTCAGCTCACCCAGGATATGGACGTGCTGGTTGGAAAATACGGTCTTGTGGTTGACAAGGCTCAGCCGTTCGGCGATCAACTCATGAGTGTGTTTTCACAGCTCAATGAGAAAATAGGGAGTGGTGCGCTTTCCATAGAGGAGTTTGGTTTCTGGTTGGAAACAGCCGGCCTTCGAGGCGCCCCGGCTATCCTGGCTCTGGTGAGAAACTTTGATGATCTCCAGGAGATGATTAATTATATCGAGACCGGAGACATGGAAGGAATGCTGGACAAGATCGCCGAGACGAATATGGACAGCTTCAATGTTCAGTGGAAGAGATTCGCCAATGCTCTCAAACTGGTGGGGGCAGAACTTGCAAAACCAGAACTTTCGAGACTTGGTAAATTTTTTGGAAGTGTTGCAGACTCCGGGTCCATGGCGGTTGGATGGTTAAAGATATTTCATGCTGAAGTTCAACGCTTGAAGAATGAGGATCCGATAGCGGCGGGCGGTGATTGGTTTTCAGGTTTGTATGCCCGAGAGAAAGCGTTTTTGAACATGTGGCTTGATTTTTCCGAAGATATGGATTTTGGCGATATAGTTGAAGATGTGACAAATGGCGCAGAGGAAATAGAAGAAGCAATAACCGAAATGTTCAATGCTCTTGGTGGAGGATATTACGTGAAGGATCTCCTTGGCACTTTAACATTCGAGGATGTTCTTGGAGAAATAGAAGCCACCGAGGAAGCATTCATGAGCCTTATTGATAAACTCAAAGCCGGTGATATTCCCACAGGGGAGGAAGATTTTAATGATTTTATAGATTCCATAGAAACAGCGAAAGAAACACTTGAGGGATATTACGACAAACTGGAAGATATCAGTGATTTTCAGATCTTCAAGGCAGAGTTTCAGTTTGATATGGGGGAGATGTCCGAGAAAAACTACCTGGCGGTGTACGCGGAGGAGGTTGAGAAAGCGAAGGAGGCTTTGGACCGCTTGCAGGAGGGTGATCCCGGGTATGAGTCCGCCTTTCGGTGGTATGTGGAGGCGTATCGTGACCTGGAGAAGGTGACCGAGGCGGTCAAGAAAAACCAGGAGGATATTACCAACGAGGTGTCGAAGTCCCTTGCGGCCCTGGCCGGCGTGGGCGACAACATGAGCGATACTATGCTGAAGAAGCGCATCAGGTACTTCGAGGCGCTGAAATATACGGGCGGAGCCGAGGATGTTAAGAAGTATAACACTATTCTTTCCGATCTGCGGATCAAACTCCAGGATCTTACGGGAGAGGATCAGTTTCGGCATCTTGCCATATATGCTATGGAGAATGAAAAAGCGGCCAAGGACATCGAGGAAGGTGTCGACAAGGTGACCATCTCCACGGTGAGTTGGGGTAATGCTATTACCGATATCGGTACGGTGATAACCAATACGAAGGGCGATCTTACAAATATTGGGGAAGACATCATACCGAAGATCACATCAACATTGAATGAAGGGCTTACACCTGGATTCCAGGAAGTTGTTACCTCCACCAAGACATTTAAGGAAAACCTTGAGCATTCGTTAAATTTGATTATTTCCATGAAAAAGAATCTTGAGGGGCTGAATATGCCGGGCGGTTCAGGAGCGTCAGCTTCACAACACAGTTCAATTGATGAGGCGTTGATGTCGGGAGAGTAGGGGGAGAAGGGTGATTGATCGGGGGGAGTTAGAAGAGTACATCTGGGAGCTTTTTGAGCAGAGGAAGACGGTCAACCGGGAACGGCGGGAACTCCATGCGGAGTACAGCCGCACCGTGTACGACGGGATGGAGATACCCAACGGATGCATGCACGAGCCGAAGTCGCCCGGGGAATGGTATGCGGAGCAGGTGAACGGCGCTCTGGAGGTAGGTTTTGATCTGCCTGAGGGATGGGTGGAGGAGAACGACAACCGGGCGTTCTTTGTGCTTGACGAGGGAATAGAGCCGGTGGAGGTATTTTTTAACGACGAAGGGAAAAGAAAACCCTACACCCCCCCGCCGGTAGACTTCGTGGAGCTTTTAACGGAGCTTTTGCTGGAGTACACCTGGTCCGAGGTCCGCCTGACCGACGACTACGCCGCCATGGTGACGGACGCGGCGTTGACCGAGAGCGAGACCGACGGTATGGCGAGGGTTATCCTGACGGTGGAGTGGGAGAGTATCTGATGCTTCACGTGAATGAAACGATAAAGTCGAACACCTACATCGCCCGCCCCGGGGCCGACGAGGCGGACCGCATCTACTTTGTAACCGCGCCGCTGTGGGAGGACAAGTATTTGCATGTACTCCGGGTGGGATCGAAGTTCGAAACGGTGGGTGGGGGGATGCATCGCCAGTCCTACCCGCGGTCGCTGATTGGACTTCCGGTGACGCTGGTGGGCAACGATAAGGACGGGTTGATTTGGGCCGAATGGGTGGAAGAGCTGCGTGTGCTTTTTGGCGAAGGGATCACGATGGAGTTTTCCGAGGACGACGGGGCCACCACCTACTCCGTGGAAGCGGACTACTCCATTGATACGGTGCTGGACATGCAATATATGGACACATATCATAAACTGATGTGCTATGGCACGATTTACATGGTGAGGGTATAGAGATGGCACTGACGGTGAAGTGGAAACATGCTGCGGTGGAGTCCGACGGGGCGTCGTGCGGTGGAGCGATCGTCAACACTGATATCCAGACGGGGATCGCTCAAAACCTTTTTGACGACATCGACGAGACGACACGGGACGCGGGCTGGGAGACGTTCAGAAAGGCATTTTTTCGTCCCGAGGGGACGGATCCCTTCGCCAACGGGTGGGTGTATCAGAACCGGATATCCGAGGGTGCTGATTATTTTCTGACGCATATCGGTACCGCCCTGGATACCCTGGCGGATGCAAGCGCCTATTCCAATTGGGCCGGGGCCGGGGAGTTGGCGGCATCGGCCAATGTGGGGGCGTCGTCCTTTCTCGCCGATTTCGAGGCGGCAAACACCATCTATGACGGCTCCATGATGTTTTTGCACAACCGGGTAAACGGCAGGTTCGAGCGGCTGATCCTTGCGGCCAGCGGCGGGGTGAGCTGGGATGATAAGGAGGCCACCCTGACGGCGGCCAGCGCCGTGACCCAGTACGCCTACCCGGTGAAAACGAAGGCGTCCATGGCCGGGACGGAGACGGAGACGTTTTCCCTGGACGGGAAGTTTTTGACCTTTCGGGTGGACGGGGCGTATACGTTCTCGACGATCTTCACCTCGGCCCACACCACGGCCGCTTTGGTGGCGTCGGCCATCAACGCCGCGGCGTCCGGTGTGACCGGGTGCGACATCACGGCAACGGCTTCCGCCGGGCAGGTGACCATCACCCATGACCTGTACTATAATAACCACTATTTCCAGATCATCGCCGGGGACGCCCTTTCCGAGCTGGGGTTTGATTCGGACGAGCACCGGGGGAGCGACGGTACGGTGGTGGCCTGCGGGGTGCCGGTGGGCACGCTGGAAGCTGCGGTGAGTGACGTCAACATGACCGTTGCGGCGTCCGGCGGGAGCTTCAACCACTCCGGCTATCCGATCACCGGCGATCCCAACGGCGTGGGCACCGTGGACGATACCTTCACGGTGACGTTTACCTCCAGCACCCAGGTGTCCATCTCCGGGGCCCGAAGCGGCGTGGTCTATAACGGCGGGATTTTTAGCAACATTTCTCCAGCTCACTGGGGGGGTGTGTACTTCACGATACCGTCCGCCGGGTGGACCGGGAGCTTTGCAACCGGTGACACCCTGGTGTTTACCACCGCGGGGAGGTATGCGGGCATCTGGTTGAAGAACATCGGCCCCGCGGCGTGCAATCGCCAGGTGCCGAACCGGTGCGGGTTGAAGGTTGTGTGGGATTTTTAGGAGATGGCCGTCCAGAAATATACCGTTAACATAAACGGCAAAGTAAGTACCTATGATAATTTACCCGATGCACTCGCAGCGTTAGAGGCGGCCGGAGAATCTTCGACGACGCATGATTCCAGGGGACGGTGGGTTATCACGGTTCCTGAAGTTCCGACTCCCGGGACGGTTCCTCTCCGGTTGGTGATCACCGTTGAGGAACCTGTGATCCGGCGGGGGAGGTGGGTGATCACCGTTGGTGTCGAGGATCGGGTCAAAGAGGGTTTTTGGACTTCGATGGGGCAGTTCACTCTTGATAGCTCAGATTGGGCGACGCTGGCCAAGGTACCGGGAGACTATAACGGATATATTGCGGGATTGACGCTGCACGGCTATACTGAGGTTATGGTTGTCGGCAAGTCGGGGGCCTGGAACGACGGTGGAGAGGATCCTTCCTGGCGGGGATTTTGCTGCGTAGTAACTGAAATTGACTTTACACTCCTCGGTCCTTTTGATTCCTATGACACCGAGCAGGAAGCCGAGGATGAGTTTCAGGCTTCACCGGTGATCCTGTATCTGGGGGACGACAAGCAGGTGTGGTGGGGCATTGACGATATAGTAGGAAAAAACACGGGATCTTTAACCATAGAGGTATTTGCACGGTAGCATATGGGCAGCGTTATTTTTCAGGAAAACTTTATCGGGTCCTCCGACATAGGTCTGGCATCCGATCTTTCCGATACCGGCGCGTCTTATCTATCAACCTCAGGTTCCGGCATTGTGACCATCGGGCGCACGACGGGCCAGGCGGGGATGCTGGTGTCCCGAAAGAAGCTGACCGAGTCTTGGAAGATCACCGCCGACCTGATACCCACAGAGACCGTTGGAGTGATGGGGGCGGTGGTAGCTTCCACGGAGCAGCCGGAGTTGATGACGCTCTTGGAGTTTCGGGACAATCGAAGGGTGTGGGCTTGGCGGTGCGGCTGGGACGCGGTGCACCTGTGCGTGCGGGAAAGCGGCGGCGATGTGTATGCCTGGAGCCCCGCCGGTGCGTGGACGACGGACACCATCCCTTTTTCGGCCAGCGGGTTCATCCAGGCCGGGGCGTATTATCTGGTTATGAAAAAGGACGGGGACCGGAAGGTGGTCCTGACCCTCACCGACGACGACGGCGAGACGCTGGTGGAGACCGACCCCATCGAGCCGTATCGGGCGAACGTGCACGAGGATACCTGGTTTGTGGCGGGGTATCCCTTCACCGACGAGCCGTTCTCCGACGGGTACGGTTTTGACGGGACGCAGATCGAGCCGATATTTTATTGTGTTGATAATGAATACGCGGAATCCGGGTCTGTTTTTTCGGTGGACGACAAGCTGGTATTTAACAGCGGCGGCATAGAGGCTTATGGTTCAATATGGTTTGATCGGTGTTTAAGGATATCGGGCGATTTTGACATACAAATTGATTTTGATTATACAACGCTTAATGCGGGCGCGGGGACTGCTCGAATGGCTTTGTTTTTAGCTGCATCAATCAATGATCAACGTGACAGTCTTGAAAATTACATATATGCAACCTTGCAAAAAACCTCTTCGATCCATCGGTACTTTATTGAGTGTTATGTAGACGGTGCGTCAACTGGGAGCGGAACACAAAATACATCCGACACTTCCGGGAAACTTCGTATTGTCAGAAGCGACAGCACATTCCGAGGATACTATTGGAATGGATCTTCGTGGGTGCAAATAGGAAGCGATCTTTCCGGATTTACAGACGATATCGTTATCATGCTGCGATGTTTTTCCAATGCAGCACTCAATGTATATGAACTTGATAACCTGAAAATCAACTCCGGCACCATCAAGCTGATCAACCGGTCGTTCTCTTACGACATGATCTGGGGGCGGACGGTGGTGGAGAGCGCGCCGGTGCTGATTCTTCACAACAGGCTGCTGGGATTGACAGGTCATCAGACGCGGCACGAGGGCGGGGATTCACTTCTTTTGGAGAATGCCATCAGGTCCCGGGCGTCAGCCGACCTTGAGCTCGTCAACGATATCGGAAAGATATATGACAGCGACGATCTGCTTTTGATCAACGCCATCGGCGACGATACGGAGACCTACACGGCGGACAAATTTGTGACAATCGACGGCACCACCTATGCCGTGGAGGACGGGACGGTGACCGTGGACGGCGAGACCTACGACGTGATAAACGGCGCCGTGACTATTGACGGCGTGACGTACACTATCAGGACTTTTTACGTGTTTATCGACGACGAGGACTGGACCGACGCCATCAGCCAGGTGGAGCTGGTTGAGGCCATCGATTCGGTGCCGAACACGGTGCGGCTGATGGTGGTGGACGAGTATCGCCTGGTGATGAATCGAATGCGGACCCGGGCCGACGACGACTTTGACGTTCCGCGGATCGCCGTGTATATCGGAAACGAATTGTACGACACCTATTTTTGGGACAACGACAACCTTTCGGAGCGCCCCCGGGAGACGACGGGGCAGATATGGGGGAGGAACCGGGCGGCGCTCCTTTTTTATCCCTATGCGGCGAAGATGACCCGGGCGTGGAACGAGGTGACCACCAGGCGAAACGTCATCAGTGATATCTGTGACGACTACAACCTGGTGCTGGACTACCGGGTGCCGGACTTCACTATTTTGGCCGGGGCCCTGGTGGTGGAAAACGAGTATCCCCTGGACGTGATCAAGACGCTCTGTGAGGTGGACGGGTGTTACGCCCGGAGCGGCGGGGGGAACATTTTGGTGATCAAAAATAAACTGTATGTTGAGGAAAGCGGCGCCGTGGCCACGGCGGGGGGAGGGGTATCCACAGTGTTAGCATATGAAAGAGTGAGATTGCTGGAGATTGAGTGATGCCGTTTGTTATTGAAACTGAAAAGTTGACAGAACGACCCATAGAAACCGATCCTCAGAACAATGATGTTCTGTATCTGGTGAAAGGGGTTGTGAGCGACGATAGAAGCAGACAGATTTATCTCAATACCCTCAAGGATTTTTTTGGGGGGATCCCCGGTGGAACCGAAAATAATCTTGTTTCAATCGCATCAGACGAAACGCTTCAGGATTCAGGGTATGCGGCGAGTGATTTTGCCCCTGCCGCAGAGGGTGTTACAAACGGAGACAGCCACGATCACTCCGGGGGAGATGGGGCGCAGATAGATCATGCCGGACTTGCTAATCTTACAACCGGGGATCCCCATACTCAATACGTGGAGACCACAGGCGACGAGACCATAGCGGGCAACAAGACGTTTTCAAGTTTTCCGATCACGCCGTCAGAAGCACCTGATGCAGATTATGAAGTTGCGAATAAAAAATATGTTGATGATAATGTGGGGGGGCTTACGTGGTCAAGTGGCAATAACGCTGCGATGGTGGCGGGCAATACGATAGACGTTTCTCATGCGGCCGATACCCCCATGCAGCGTCGAGTGCAATGCACAAAAGAAGTTCTTGGCTCGGCCCAGAACGAAAACACGATCGACATGGACGCTGGAGACGAATCACTTTATACACAATTCGACTGCAAACAGACGGCGGCTAATTTTCAGGTAGACACCGCAAACACGAGCGGGCATTTTGAAGATTCGGGGAATTCCCCCGTCACCGTTGGCGCTGGGAATACCTGCCCTTATAT